CTGGATGGTGACGGTCACCAGCGCCATGCGGTCGCGGGTGGTGACGGTGTCGAGCGGGTCGCGCAGGTCCAGGGCGGTGCCGTTGCCGTAGTAGTTGATCAGGAAAGCGGCCACGCGCAGCGCTCCGGCTTCGGCTTCGGGCGACAGTTCGGCGAGGTCGGTGGTCACCAGCTGCTGTTGGCTGCCGGTGGCGGTGATCGTGCTCATCGGATGCCGCAGGTCTCGGCCGGTACCGGCGTAGAAGCCGCCGTTGGCTTGCTCGAGGAAGGCGGAGACCAGCGCATGTTTCACGCCCCCGGCCACTACGGTGCCCAAGGGCGCGTGGATGTTGGGGCAGCGCGGCTGCTGCCCGGCGCGTTCCCCGTAGCCGGTCTGGACCAATGCCGGCACTAGCGCAGCGGTTGCTACCGCTTGGCCGCCGCTGCCAGAAGCAGTAATAGTCCCCGCGGGGAGCCGGACATCCTTGCTGCCATCGCCCCAGCGTTGAACTCCACCGGGCTTTCCCTCGCCGTGTGACGCCTGAACCATGACTGGGGACAAGAGCATCAATTCGCCGCGGTTGGCGGCGGTGATCGTGCGCATCGGTTCGCGCACGTCGTTGACGCGATCAGAGCCATGGTGAGTTGCCGGCACGATGAACGGGTCGGCCGACTGCAGCACATGCCGCATCACACCCCGCGCAATTCGTCGCATGGTGGCGTCGGCCAGTGGGCGGGGTCGGTCGAAGATGGAGCGGCCGCGGTCGCTGAAATCGATGCAGTCGGCGGCGGTGACGTAGGGATGGGCGCGGCCCGGGCCGTGGGTCGGCTCTGGCCAGCGGATCGGGTCGCCGTCGCGGCGGGCGAGCAGGAACAGGCGCTTGCGGCTGGTGCCGGCGCCGTAGTCGCTGGCGATCAGTTGGCGCCACTCCACGGCGTATCCCAGCCGGCGCAGCGCAGCGACGAAGTGCGACCAGGTGCGGCCGGCGTGGCGTTTGTCGGGCACCAGCGACTGCTCCCACACGCTCACGCGCTCGCCCGGGGCGGCGATGGTGCCGTCCAGCTTGATCACGCGGCCGGTGGCCTTGTCGCGCTTGGCGATCAGCGGACCCCACGTGAGGATCTGCACGACGTTCTCCAGGCTGATGATGCGCGGGGCGTGGCCGGCCTTGGCCAGCGAGCCGGCCCACTTGAGCACCACCCACGACAGCGAGCGGGTCGCCTTGGATCGCGGCTGCCCGCCCTTGGCCTGGCTGAAGTGTGTGCAATCCGGGCTGGCGTGGAACCAGCCGACGGCGCGGTTGGCCACGTCGCGCACCGGGTCGGCGTGCCAGATGTCCTCGCGGTGGTGGTCGGTCAGCGGGTGGTTGGCCGCATGCATGCCGATGGCGTCGGCGTCGTGGTTGTAGGCCAACGCGGGGTCGACGCCCAGCGCCTGCTTCAGCGCCTCGGACGCCCCGCCGCCGCCGGCGAACAGGTCGACCACGATCTCGCCCGGGCGCAGGGCGGAGGTCTGCGGCGCGGGGAAGCCGAAGCCGCGCTGGTAGTCGCGGGAGCCGTCAGCCATGGGGGTGCTGTCCCATGGTGGGGCCCTTGATTACGGTGACAACGGTAATAGGCCGCCAGCACGCCGCTGCAAAGAAGACCAGAGCGCCGCCATCTGCGAAGAGCTCAGCCACACTGCCGGGGCTCTCGTTCCATCCGAAAAACTTCGTTTCGAGATACCACCAGAGCACGCCGAGAATCACGATGGGCCAGTTGATCGTGGGCTTGCGGGTGTTAGCCATGTCGCGCTCCACGGGTGGCGGGATTGGCGAAAAACGACACGGCCCACGCGGCGGCTACGCCGATCGCGACGGGCAGGCGGTCGACGGTCAGGACGGCGTGAGCGATGGCGAGTAGCAGCGCGGCTGTGAGGCCTGCTATGGCCCAGGTGGCCGGGGTCACGATTCGCCCCCGGTGGCTTTCAGTGCTGCGAAAGGGGCGAGGGCGTGGCGAAGCCTGCGGATATCCTGCGTGGGTGCCCTGATAGTGATGGTGGGTTCGCTGCTGTTGAACGTGGCGAACGGGCCGGCAGCCTTTACGAGCCGCGCCACGTCCTCATGCCCGGCCTGCAACGCGAAATACGCCGCCCGCGCCCAACCGTCATAGACGCGGTCCGGGTCGGGTATCTCGGGCAGCTCATCCAGGGCGTCGAGGGCATCGCTCAGGACTTGCGCGGCGGCAGGCTCAAGTGCCGTGCGGTGGTCTGAGCCTGTCTCCGCGTCATCCATGGCCGCATGAGCTGCTCTGGCAACCGCCACCAGCAAGTCGAAGGCCTCGGACGAATGCAACCGGGGCTGTACGGCCAAGTCCTCGCGGACGTATCGGACTTCCTGCCCGCCAATCGACTCATGGCACCATGACATTTCGCCAACACAGTCAGCTGGGATCGGCTGGCTGCGATCTTCGTTGTCGCCACTGGTGTCCACTTGCAGCCAGATCATCGGCGGGGCGGACCAGTCCATCGGGCCGGCGTTCCGTGGGGGGTTACTCATATCGGCGTGCCTCCCTGGCGCTTCGACGTTTCTGCTGTTTCCGCAGCCGCTTTGCCTCAGCGGCGGCGATGCGTGCATCCGTGAATTTGCGGTCGGGCCGATGGCGCGGTTGGCGTACCTCTTTGCTCACATGAGCATCCGGCCCCGCAATCGCGAGGCCAATGAGTGCCGCGGCCAGCCCCATGCCGCTACCGAGGCGCGCCCTCACGCCACCAACCTCGGCCCCAGCACGCCCACGGCGGCGCCGCGGATGACGCGGTCGACCTCCATCCAGATGAGGTGGCTGTCCGGCTCGGGTGCGCCGGGGTCGCCGGCGGTCGATTGCGGGCTTTCGCGGCGGGGCTTGTGCCGGACGTCCAGGCGGTCGGCGCGGCGGACGATGGCGCCTGGGGTGCGGTGAGGCAGCAGGGCGTGGCACGCCTCGGCGTCGCCCGTGGGGAAGTGGGCGCGGATCAGGTCGTCGGCGTAGGCGGTCCAGGTGTAGCCGCGGCCGGTCCAGATGGCGCCGGGTTCGGCGGTGAGGGTGGGGGTCATCACGCTTCCCCGTGGGGCTGGGGACGGGCGGCCACGGTCCTGCGCATCGGCTGCAGATGGCCGGGGTTGTATTTTTCCCCCCACATGGCGGACAGAAATTCCTTTCCTACGGGAAGCCACGTCACCGTGTCGTCGCCCAGGAACTCATCGTCCGCCCTGATCTCGTCAGCCGATGAAAGCAGCCTGTATGTCGGCGCCGCATCCACGGCTGCGGGCTGCTGGGCGAGGGCTGCCTCCAGCGCGTATCCCATGTCAACGATGCACCGGGCCTTGCCGCCGGTTGGAAGATCATCGAACGAACTGTCGGTGCGGTCGCACCATGCCCGCGCTGCCCGCTCCTGCATCGCGTAATCCACCCCCACGGGTGCGCTCGCCGGCTGGGGTTGCAGCTCGCCATTCGTGAAGCCGTGCGCGATGTTCAGCGCCTCGTTGGCTTTGGCCTCGGTCACGAAGCCAGCCGCGACCATCATCCGAATGGCCTGACGGTCGGCTGACGACCGGGGCTGCGCGGACAGGGCGGCATCGCAAAGGTCGCGCTGTTCGCGAACCTGCAACAGGTCCCACGTCGACCCGGCTCCTTTGCTGATCGCGTCTCCCTGCTGGTCGAACCAGTCGCGGGCGTTCTGCAGCGCTTCACGGATCGTGTCAGTCATGGCACGCCGCCTCGTGCTGCGCCGCAGCCTTCGCCTGCTCGCCCGCCTTCACCTGGTCCATCACGGCGCGGATGGCGGTGCGCAGGCTCTCGGGGTGTTGCAGTTCGGCCCAGCTGGGCAGGACCACCGTGGCGAGCTGGTCGGCACGCTCGGCAAGGAAGTCGAGCAGGGCGGCATCTTCGCGGGCCGCGTCCATCTGGGTGACCAGGCGGGCCTCGGCCTCAAAAAGGGCGCGCTCGGTTTCGCGGTACTGGGTGGCGACGCGCCGGTATGTAGCGGCGTTGATGTAGTTGTTGTTGGCTTCTTCGGCGTCGGCGACGCTGTCGAGGAAGTCCGGGCCGGACAGGGTGGTGTGGTCGGTCATGGTGGCTCCGTTACAGGTTGCCGCCGTTGGCGCGGATGCGGGCGCGCACGGCTACGGTGGGAAGGGGCAGGCAGTGGGTGTGGCCGTCGCCCAGGGGCCGGGCGGACGCGCCCATGGGCAGCTTTTCAATGCGGCCGCCCTCGCGTTTGAAGCGGGCGATATCGCGGGCGATGCGCTTGCTGTCGATCGGCCCGGCGGTCGCGGCCGGGGCAGCGACGGGTGCGGCAACTGTCCGGGCGGGCGGGGCTTCCGGCGCCGGCGCGGGACGGGGCTTCTTGGGTGCGGCTGGCTTGGGCGCGGCGGCGATGCTGCGGGTCCGGCGGCGATCGATGAAGGCGCCTTCCACCGGGAAGAACCGGCGGGTGTTGCGGGCGCCGGTCGATCTCGCGCGGCCCTTGGTGACCAGGGCGTGGGTCATCACCTGGACGGTGACGGTCGGCACGTCGGGCTCGGTGGTCCTGACCATCGCGAGGATGTCGGCGTGGGTGCAGCCCTTTTTGGGGTTGGCGGCCAGCAGGGCGAGGATGCGGTGGGTGCGGTTCATCCGTCGCACCCCGCGCCGGTTTCGCCGGTGGATCCGGGTTTGGTGAAGCGGGCGAAGTCGATCCAGCCCTGCTGCGGGCAGTGGAAGCCCCAGCGGCGGACGCGCGGGCCGGTGATGAAGAGGGTCCAGCAAGGGGCGGAGGGCTGCCGGCTGTAGCTGGCAGCGAGCTCGGCGTAGCCGTTGTCGTACTCGTCGGGATCGGCCCATTCCACGAGCTCCACGCGATGGGCGCGCCGTGGGCCGCTGATCTTGAGCGAGCCTATGCCGCGCAACCTGCGACGGTGGACGCCGCCCGCCGCGATGGTGTGCTCGAAGTAGCAGCCGTCCAGCAGGAACGACAGCCACGCCCAGGGGTGGTCGTGCAGGGCGCGGTCATCGTCGTCGCGCAGGAACTGGTGCAGGTAGACGTTCAACACCGGGTTGCGCGGCAGCAGGTACCAGCGGCGCAGGTACGCGCCGTTGGGATCGTCGGCCCCGACGATGAAGTCGGCCGGGCGCTGGCTGGCCACGCGGGCGTGCAGTGCGCGGAAGAGCTTGCGGGCGAGGGTGCGGCGGAGGCGCATCACAGCGCCGCCGGGGTCTTAACGACGGACCAGCGTCGATCCGAGGCGATCGCGTCGATCCGACCCGAGGTAACGATGTAACGCGCCCTCCCTGCATCGCCCGCCTCGCGCAGTGCTTTCGCGGCGGCGATGCCTTCATCGGTCAGGACGGCGGTCTCGGCGAACTGGTCGCGGTAGGCGATCAGCCCGTCGCGCTCCATGGCGCGGATGGTGCGGGTGGTGAACACGGTGCGCTCGCCGGTGATCGGCAGGTAGCCGCCGCGGGTGCGGTGGAAGCCGTGGCCGGTGGCGGCCAGGCCGGCGCGCAGGGCGGCGCGCTGCAGGGGTTTGAGTGTGGTGATGTCGGGCATGGCGTGGCGCCTCCTCAGGCGGCAATGGCGACGGCGGCGCGTTCACGCGCGAGCCGCAGTTGGGACAGGGGGATGCGTTGGGTGGGGTCGCGCCAGCGCAGTTCAGTGATGGCGCGGCTGGCGTGCGGGGCGGTGGCGTGGCTGCAGGCGTGGCACTCGACGTGCCAAGTGTCCGGGCAGGGGGCGCCGATGCGGTGGCCGCCCACGGGCGCGCCGCGGGTGCGCACCAGCTGCGGGCGGTGGCCGGTCAGGCAGAGCGGGACGCCGGCGGGCAGGGGTTGGCTGTGCTGGATCATCAGAGGCCCCTCACGTCGCGCGGCGGCGGTGGCGCCGGCGGTGGTGGTGGCTTCGGGAACGTCGGCTTGACGTTCGACCGCGTGGTGCCCTCCCGGAAGTCAGTCGCGCCGACCGGTGCGGCATCGCGGGTGGCATTGCGCGACAGCACCGCGCAGGCGACAAAGCCCAGGCAGAAGCCGAGCGAGACGAAGGCGTAGGCGACGCAGATCATCGGGAGTGCGTTCATCGGTGCGTGTCTCCGGTCGGGGCGGGCGTGGCGTCCAGCAGGCGGCGCTTGTGGCGCTCCACTTCGAGCCGGGTGGCGTTGATCTCGGCCTGGGTGGGCATGACGAAGTCGCACGGCTCGGCGCCGATGGGCGTCGGGTCGTTGTCCGGCTTGGGCAGGTAGTCGACGGCGGCGCCGGTGAAGGCCGGCGCGGTGCGCGGGGTGCGCGCCTGCGTCGGGTCGGCGGGCGGCAGGGGGAACACCGACCGGGTGACGCCGCTGGCGGACTTCAAGCGGCGGTCGTGCAGCGTGGCGCGGATGGCCAGGGCGCGGTCGGGGGCGGTCATTGCTCACCTCGGACGCGGGCAAGGGCGTTGGCTTGGGCGAGCATTGCGTCGGTGCAGGCCTGGCCGGCGCGGTCCACGTCGGCCAAGGTGCTGGCCGCGTGGAATGCCTTGAACGCTTCAACCGTGCGCCGCGTCGCCTCGACCAACTGCTCCAGGTTGTCGATCGCGTTGCGGGCGCGGATGCCGAGGGCTTCGGCGTCGTCCTCTTGCTCGTGGTGCCAGGTCTCCTGCGCATCGATCAGCAGGCTGCGGACAACCGGGATCGCGTCGACCACGGCGCTCATGCCGCACCGCCCGCGTCGATCGTGCCCTGACAATCACCGTTTACCGCGTCGGCGCGCAGAACATCTATTTGCGCTCTCAGTTCCGGAGTCACGTCCGCGAGGACTTCGGCTTTCGATTTACCTCCAAAGCACGCCATCGTGGACAGTGCTTTTGCCAGCCAAATCGCTCTTGCATGGGTTGGGACCATCTTTTGAACGGCAAAGCCGGACTCGAGATGGGTGACGTGCCATGTGTCGCAGTCATCTATCGAGTCGCTTAAAAACGCAATCTCATTGTCCGAAAGCGTGGCGTGGACGAAGAAAGGCCCGACGTCGAAGCCGGTGAACTCCCGCTTCTCTGAATCCGGCCGTTCCCATCCGTCGCCGAACGGTATGAGTCGCGTCGCGGCCACTGGCTTCACTGCCCCGCTCATGCCGCACCGCCCGGGCGCTGGGCCGGCTCGGCGCCGCGCAGCTCGCGGTTGGCCTGGGTGACCGCCCACGCCACGCTGGCGCCGTCGCGCAGCTGGGCATAGGCGACGGCCACGGCGCGCTTGCGGCGGGCGTCGCAGGCCGCGTTGGCGATGGCTCGCTGGGTGATGGCAGCGCGGGCGGCGTTGAACGCGGCCGGCTGGGCGGGCAGGTGGATCACGCGGGAGGACATCAGCGCACCTCCGCCAGCAGGTCGGCGGCACGCGCCTCGGCGCGCAGCGCCACGCGGGTCAGCCGGTCGGTGCGCGGCTTGTACATGCGCGAGCTCTGCGACTGGCCGGACTTGCGGGCCCGGTCGGCGTACACGCGGTCGCCGGCGACGGTGTGCAGCAGGGCGCGCACGCAGGCGGCCGACATCGGGACGGGTAGCGACTGCCGGGCGGCGGTGAGCGGCGCGGCGGTGTGGGTGCGGTGGTCAATCATCGTTACGCCTCCATCAGGGATGAAGGGCGGCCGGGACACGGCAAGGGGAGGTGCTGTGTCCCGGCTACTCCGTCCGCCGGCAGGGGAGGCCGGTGGGCGGTTGCCCTGTCAGCCTGGGGAAGCTGACGGGGGAGAGTGTCAGGCAACTGACAGGTACTTGTCAATAGGCTGACAAAGGAAAGTCTCGGGCACAAAAAAGCCCGCCGAAGCGGGCTCTGATCGGTCCGTGGTCCGTCAGCGGGATTTCATTTGGCTCGATCCCTGATTCTCAACCGAGCGGAGATAGCGACCTGCAGCGTCGAAGTAGAGCAGGACAGTCTCGGACTGTGTTTTGGAGTCAACGCGGTAGGGCGACGCGATCTCGGTGACGAATCGGACGTAGCCCAGGACCGTCCCGTTCTCTGTGGTCGTGCGCGAAGCGGGTGCTCCGAACTGTCGGATGGCATCGTCCACCGACGAGACCCCAGGCTGAAGTGACGCGTCGACGTTGGTGGGGATGGATGAGCCCGACTCGTACACCTTGGGGCCGGTCGTGCAAGCCGTTGCCATAACTGCAGCGCAAAGGATGGCGAGCGAGCGATTCATCACTGGCCACCGACTCGCTTGGCTGGGTCTTTTTCTCGGGCCGGTGCATCTTCGAACGTCGGTGCTGGAGCGGCGGGCCGTGAGCGGCCGTCTGGGACGCTGGGCAGCATCTGCTGCTGGTAGGCCGCTACGTCGCAGCGCTTCTGCTCCATGGCCGTGCGGACCGCTTCTTTCTCGCCGCGGACGGTGGCCAGCTCCGACGCCTCAATACCATCGCCGGTGCCATAGCCGAGCCAGAACGCCTGCACCTTGCCGCTCTTGCGGCGCTGCTCCTGCGCGGCGACCAGGCTATTCTCGCGGCGTGCCAGCGACCCGACCTCGGTCGCGAGCTGGTCGCAGCTGTGCTGGGTGTATTTCAACGGCGAGGTGTAGGCGCCGGTGATCTCGATGGAGCGTGTGGCAAGGTTGAAGCAACCCGCGAGTAGTGGCAGCACGACGGCCGCCCCGACAATCTTTTTCATCTGTAGCCCCTGGTTGTGTGCAGCGTGATGCTGCCCCCGCGCGAGCATATCCGGGCGTGCATAGCGTTGTCAGTCAGGGATCTGCTCACGTGCATGGGGCGCCACTGCTGCTGTCACCAGTCGAGGTTCGCGGCCGCCGCGTCCTTGCTGTCCGCCTCGGGAAGGTTGGCCCAAGCTCGCTCGATCACAACGTCGACAAGGTCCACAAGCATCAGCGATGCCTCGGAGAGCAATTTGACAACTCCGATCGCGAGCAAGGACGAAACAACCGTGACGAGCACGACGAGCGGCGCGGCGCCGGAGTCGCTAAGCACCGCCAAGAACCCGACTACCGCTCCTGCGGCGATCACGGCATATGCAAGCACTGTCAGGAGTGTGATCGCAGTCCTGAAGGCCGGATAGCAGGTGTCGCGGCGGGTTGCTCGCAGATAGTTGACAGGACGTTGCATTAGACCTCCTCGGCACGGCGCATCAGGGCCAAGCCAAGCACGCGGCCGCCGAAATGCACCTGGTCGACTTCGTCAGGGGCGATGGTCTGGTTGGAGTACTTCGGGTTGGTGCTGAGCACGTGCATGCCGTCCAGCATCATCTGAAGGCGTTTGATGAAGGTGTATCCGTGGAAATTGATCAGGTACAGCCCGTCGCCGTCGTAGAAGGCGGTAGCGGTATCCACCAGCACCACGTCACCGTTCTTGATGTCGGGGTACATCGAGTCACCGCGCACGGTCACCAGCCGAACCCGTCCAGGCGCGGGCAGGAAGCCGATTTGCCGGCGCAGCTGCCACTCCGCAATCTCCAGGTCGCGGACGACCTCGGGATAGTCTTCATTCACCATGCCGTCCCCTCCGGATGCGCTGCCTTCCATAACTTCGAGGCGAACGTAGCCGGGGCGTGTCTCAGGTTCTCGGACTGTCGTGCGGGGTGACCCGACGGGCACTGCGTAGCTGCCGGGGGTGTACGGATAGCCGTCGTCGTCAGACTCCATGGCCAGCCACTCGGGGCGGACGTTGTAGGCCTGGGCGGCTTTCAGCAGGTAATTGCCGATCGACTTGGCGTCGGTTTCCCAGCGGATCACGGTCGGCCGCGCACAGCCGATCGCTTTCGCAGCGGCGGCCTCGTTGTGGAAACCCGCGCGGATGCGGGCCATTCGGGCCCGCTCGGGTAGTGGTGTCTGCGGCATGTCAGCGACCTTACACACGGCGCACGTCAGCGGGTTGACAGGATCTTGTCAGGGGGCTGACAATGCGCAACATGATTACTAAAGAACAAGCCATCGCGCTATTCGGCTCCGTCAAAGCACTGCAGGCTGCGCTGGGTCTCAAGACCCACTCCGCGATCTACATGTGGAAAGACGGCGAGCCGATCCCTGAGGCGCACGAGCTTCGGCTTCGCTACCAGCTCAAGCCCGAAGCCTTCGACGCCGACGGCAACCTGGTCAAGGCGATTTCCACACCCACCAGCAAGGTGGCCTGAGTCGTGGTCGCCGGTCTGAATGCTTGGCCCCACCAGCACAGCGACCAGGTCGCCCGCGCCACCGGTGACGGTGTAGCGGCGCAGGGCGGTAAAGCGGCGTTGGGTGTGTGTGTTGTCCATGGCGTCAATGCTCGCCCGGGCATGGGGCTGCGCGCATGAAGCGCGGGCTTCAGTTCCTGCCGCCGCGTCAGTCGGTGGTGTATGCCGCAACGCGCCGCATGCTGGACGAGACGGCCACCAACGCCAACAGCTTTGCGATGGCGGTGGCTGAGCAGTACCTGGCCAGCGTGGCGCCGGACGTGCGCTGTGTGCCGTTCAAGCTGGGCGAGGGCGACGACCTTATTCGTGCGCTCAAGGCCAACGGCCAGATCCTGCGGCGCTACATGGACGGCACGGTCAAGGCCCTGCCGGCCGATCTTGAGGACGCCTGGGTGATGGCGCTGCCCGAGCCGTACCGCAGCAACTGCGAACGGGATCTGGCGCAGCGTCGCGGCCGCTATTCCATGCGCCAGCTGGACCCGACCGAGTCCCGCCAGGTGGCGGGGCTGGGTGACCTGATGACCGAGGTGGGCCAGCTGTGCGAGGCACTCGCGCCCGCCGTCGCCGATGGCGTCATCAACCGCGCCGACCTGCCGCACGCGCAACGAATCCTTACGCAATCCGACGACGTGATCGCCGCGGTGCTGAACCTGCGCCGGCGCATCACCGACCTACTGGCAGCCGAAGGGTTGCCGCATGCATAACCTCGGGGGAGGGCGCCGTAATGGCTGATCAAGTAGACGACGCGCAGGCGATCAACGACCTGCATCTGGACGCCGCCCTGCGGCACCACCTTCAACGCGAGACAACCCTCGGTCGAAGCACTTGCGCCAACCTGGACTGCTGCGAGCCGATCAGTGATTACCGGCGCCTGGGTGGTGCTCAGCTGTGCCTGACCTGTCAGGAAGGCGAAGAGCGCCGCGGCAAGCACTTCGCCACGTGGGCGAGGCGCTGATCGTGGCCTCGGTACGCAAGCACAACAGCCCGGCCAACCGACGCGCATGGCGCCGGGTGCCGGCCAACGCGGCATCGATGCGTGGCCTGCGTGACGCGATGGCGGCGCTGTACGACCCCACGCCCGGCCCGGTGGGTGACGACGCCGTAGCCCAGCGCGAGCAATTGCATCGCGAGGCATCGACGGGGCAGGGCACGTTGCCGCTGCGGGATGCCAAGTGAGCGTTGCCCATTGCATGCATCACGCGTTGCGCATTGCCGCGACCCCTGGCGCGACGTGGAAGGATCAGATCGCGGAGGTGCCGGCCGGCTGCAAGCATGCCGACTGTGGCAAGCCCCGCGACTGCCGTCAGCGTGTGGCCGACTACCTGCGGATGCAGTACCGCACCACGCGCCATCGCGCCCACGTGAAGTACGTGGGCAAGGCATGAGCGCGCAGGTGCAACCCCGCATCGACGTGGACGCCCTGCGCGCCAGTCTGGACATCGTGGCGATCGTCGGCGGCTATGTGCAGTTGAAGAAGGACGGCACCGAGTACAAGGCGTGCTGCCCGTTCCACGATGAGCGCACGCCCAGCTTCTACGTGTCGCCGGAAAAGGGCTTCGTGCATTGCTTCGGCTGTGGCGCGCATCACGATGCGATCGGCTTCGTCCAGCGCTATGAGGGCCTGGGCTTTGTCGAGGCGTGCGAGCGGCTCGGGCATCGGGACTTCGCGCCGGTGGCGGTCGATCGCCCGGCGCCTGTGGCCGCGATGCCGACCGAGGGCAAGTGGGTGCCGCTGTTGCCGGTGCCGCTGGACGCCCCGGACCTGCTGCGGGCCGATGGCTGGACGGTGCCGATCTGGAACCCGAAGCGCAGCAGGTTCTCGCGCTTCAAGCCGGCCCGCGCTGACGAATACCGCAACGCCGACGGCCGGCTGTTGGGCTACGTGCTGCGGTGCGAGTTCGCCGACGGCAAGATCACCCCGGCGGTGACCTGGTGTATCGGCCCTGACGGCGCGATGCAGTGGTGCATCCGTCCGTTCCCGTCGCCGCGCCCGCTGCAGGGCCTGGACGCTCTGGCGGCCCGTCCTGAGGCTCCTGTGTTGCTGGTCGAGGGCGAAAAGTGCCGCGCGGCTGGCGCTGGCGCGTTGCCCATGTACGTGGTGGCGGCGTGGCCGGGTGGCAGCAAGGGGTTGGCGCAGGTCGACTGGTTGCCGTTGGCAGGCCGCGACGTGGTGATGTGGCCCGACGCCGATCGCCCGGGCCGCGAGGCAATGCTCGGCCACGTGAATCTGGCCGGCGACGTGACGATGGGTGCGGCACAGCACCTCAACCGGGTTGGCGTGCGCTCCATGCGCTACGTCGATCCCGAAGGCCAGCCCAAGGGCTGGGACATAGCGGACGCGTTGGCCGACGGCTGGACAGCCCGGCAGATCGCGACATGGGCGGCGCACCGCGTCGCTGAACTCACAGTGGTGCGGGGATGAACGTGGCGCGTAAACGACTGGCGGTCATCGATGGTGGCGGCACGCCGCCAGGCGGTGGTTCAAAGGCGGGTGATGACTGGACCCACCTGCTGACACGCAACCGTGACCAGCGCATCGAGGGGACGCTGCACAACCTGCTGCTGATCCTCGAAAACGATGAGCGCTTCAAGGGCCTGTTCTGGCTCAATGAGTCGAGCAATCAGGTGGTGCTGGCAAAGGATCCACCATGGGCCGGCGGCAACCGCGATGAGTTCACCGACACCGATGGCTGCGAGATGGCAGCGTGGCTGCAGCACCCGGACCACTACCGCATGGCGGTGTCCGATGAGCTGGCGTTGAAAGCGGTGATCACGGTGGCGCGTCGCCACCGCCGCCATCCGATCCGCCAGTACCTGCAGGCGCTCAAGTGGGACGGCGTGGAGCGGGTCGATCGCATGTTCGTCGACCTGTTCGGCGCTGAGGACCGCACCTACAACGTCCAGGCGGCGCGGTGCTTCATGGTCAGCGCGGTGTCGCGCATCCTGTGGTTCGACCCCAAGCAGCCGTTCGTCGGCAGCAAGGTCGACTTCATGCTGGTGCTGGAAGGCCTGCAGGGAAAGAAGAAGACCACCTCGATGCAGTCGCTGTTCGGATCGTCGTGGTACGTGGAGACGCTGGAGTCACCGGCCGGCAAGGACTTCTACCAGGTCATCCTCGGATGCTGGGGCGTCGAGATCGCCGAGATGGACAGCTTCAACAAGGCGGACGTCACGGCGGTAAAGGGCGCCATCACCCGGCTGGTCGACAAGTACCGCGCCCCGTATGAGCGCGTGCCACGCAGCTACCGGCGCGAGTGCGTGTTCGTCGGCACTACCAACGAAAGCGAGTACCTGCGCGACCACACCGGTGGCCGGCGCTTTCTGCCGGTGCGTGTGCGCGACGACGGGCAGATCAACATCGACGCCCTGCGCGAAGCCCGCGACCAGCTGTGGGCCGAAGCGGTGCACCTGTTCAATCAGGGCGTGCAGTGGTGGGACCTGCCCGACGACGTTGCAGCAGAGCAAGAGGCGCGATTCTTCGAGGACAGCTGGGAGGGCCGCATCAGTCGCTGGCTGGCTGGCAAGGCGCCAGGCGAGAACGCCTACCCGGCGCGGCTGTACGGCGTCCTGCCCGACTGGGCAACCACTGACGAGCTGCTGAGCTACGCGATCGGCGTTGATGCGGCCAGGCACGGGCGACCGGAGCAGATGCGCATCAGCAACATCATGAAGCGGCTGGGGTGGCGGCACGAGCGGGTGCGTGCGGACGATGGGCGACGGGAGCGACGCTGGCTCAGCGCCAGCGATTCCAGCGGCACCAGTGGGCCTGCAGCTCCGACAACACCGGTCAACCGGCTGGAGGTGGACGATGACTGTCCGTTCTGACCCAACCTCGGGCATCTGTCCCAACCTTGTCCCAACCTTGTCCCAACCTCGGGCCAATAGCCGTGGGCGTTGTCCCAACCTGCCCGACCTTTTGGGCGTCGCGCGTAAGAGATTTGCAGCGTTCCACATTCTCCCGTCATGTAATAACAGGTTGGGTAGGTTGGGACGGTTGGGACAAGCCAGCAGCAGCAAGGGTTTCAGCTGTCCCAACCTTGGCCCAACCTCGGAAAAGGTCGGGACACCATCCCCGGCCAGGGCCCCAGCCCCGGTGGGCGGGTCCTCCTGGGGCCTTTGGAACTGCGGACAGCAAGCGCGCAAAACACGTGCATATTTTGTTCCGGGACTTTGGTTCCCCTGTTCCGTTTTGGGTCGGGGGGTGTTCCTTTGAGTTCCGTCCAGCCCTTGATGACCACCGCTGAGTACGCTGCACACCGTGGCGTCAGTGATTCCTACGTCCGCCGGCTCCGTCGCGAGAACCGGCTGGTCGAAGGCCCCGGCAAACTGATCGACGTGGCCGCGTCCAATGCCGCGCTGGATGCCACCACCGACCCGACACGTGGCGGTGATCGCACCGGCAAGCCGCAGCCTGCCGGCCAGGCACTGCCGACCACCACCGTCGGCTCGATCATCGACGGCGTAGACCTGCGCGAGGCCATGCGGCGCGAGCGCTTGGCCAAGGCGCAGCTGGCGGAGCTGGAGCTGGGCGAGCAGGCCAAGCAGCTCACCCGCGTGCGTGACGTCGACCGGGAGGTGTTCACGCTGGTCCGGCAGGCGCTGGAGCGCATGCGCACTATCGGAAGCCGCCTGCGCAGCAAGCTGGCCGCTGAGAGCGATCCCCGCGCCTGTGAGGCGCTGATCGATGCCGAGGTGCGCCAGGTGGCCGAAGACATGCAGGCCGCAGCGCGTGCGCTGTTCAAGGACGCCCCGCCGCCGGCTGACGAACAGCAGGAAGCCGCATGAGCCTGGACAGCTTCAACGTCGACTACGACGTCGACCTCGCAGATGCGACCTACGTGGTCAGCGATGCATGGATCCGCGGCTGGACTATCGCGCCGCAGCTGTCGCTGAGCGAGTGGGCCGACCAGCACCGCCAGATCGCCAAGGGCGCCGGGTCCGAGCCGGGCCAGTGGCGGACGGCGCGCAACCCGATCCTGCGCGAGATCATGGACTCGCTCAGCGATCACTCGCCGGTGCGCGTGGTCGACTTCAAGAAGTCCGCCCAGATCGGCGCCACCGAGGTCGGCATCAACTGGGTGGGCTACGTGATCGAGCGTGGCCTCGACTCCATGATCGTGGCCCAGCCGGTCAAGGACCTGGCGCGCAGCTGGTCGACGTCGAAGTTCGAGCCCGCCGTCGCGCTGATGCCGGATCTGGAGTCCTGCATCACCTCCGACAACACGCTGGAGAAGCAATTCCCCGGCGGCACGCTGTGGGTGATCTGGACCAACTCGAGCAACCAGCTCCGCCAGCGCACGGCGCGGTTCGTGTTCATGGACGAGGTCGACGAGTACCCGGACGACCTTGGCGACCAGGGCGGCGCTGATGAGCAGCTCGCCGCCCGTGCGATGTCCTACGGCGACCGCGCGAAGATCTACCGCGCCTGCACCCCGACGGTGGCCGGCTCCAGCAAGATCGACGCCGGATTCCAGACCGGCGACCAGCGCTACTACCTCCTGCCGTGCCCCGAGTGCGGCGCGCACCAGCGACTGGACCGAGACCGCCTGCAGCCCAACGGCACCTTCGCCTGCGAAGCCAACGGCTGCGTGATCGAGGAACACCGTAAAACCGCCATGCTGGTCGAGCGCAGCGCGTGTGCTGGATGCGGCGATCGCCCCACGCGGATCATCGACAACGTCCAGAGCGGCAAGCTCATCTACGCCGACGTCTGCCGCTGCCAGTACGTGGTCGACCCGCCGGCGCCGGACGGCGCCTACTGGCAGCCGACCCACGCCAACGGCGATCCCACGCACCGCAGCTACCACGCCTGGGCGGCCTACACGCCCGAAGGCCTCGGCATGAGCTGGCTGGAGATCGCCAACCGCCGCACCGCCGCCGAAGCCGACCCCAACAAGCAGGCCGCCTACGACAACCTCGTTTGCGGTGAAGTCCACGAAGGCGAGCGCAAGGAACAGGACGCCGACGAGATCGCCGACCTCGCCGAGCCGGGCGTGCACCGCGGCGCCGTGCCCAAGGGCGCATTGATCCTGACCGCGGGCATCGACTGCCAGCACGACCGCTTCGAGGTCCAGATCATCGGCAAGGGCCGCGGCCAGCGCACCCGCGTGATCGACTACGCCGTGATCGACGGCGACCCGTCCCGCCCCGACGGCTACGCCGAGCTGGACACCTACCTGCAGGGCACCTGGACCAACGCAAGCGGCAACCACCTGACCATCACCGCGCTGGCGATCGACGGCGGCAACTGGACCGAGATGGTCGCCCAGTACGTCAAGTCCAAGGTCGGCTACTCCGGCAACAGCCGCGTGATCAAGCTGGCCGATGGATACCGCAAGCAGTGGATGTACCTGGTCCGCGGCCGCTCGGAAAAGAAGTCAGACCGCGCCGTCTACCGCCCCAAGAAAACCGAGGTCAACGCCCGCGAGAAATCCATCGCCCGCAGCGTGGGCGTGTGGGGCGTCGGCACCAGCGTGCTCAAGCACATCATCTTCGGCTGGCTGTCATCGGCCGTGGTGGCCCGCGCCGAGGCCGACAAGACCGGCGAGCCCGAGAACATCGAAGGCCGCATGCTGCGCTTCCCCGGCGGACGCGGTGAGCAGTACGACCCGCTCAAGCCCGACCCCGGTGCGCTGCTGCCCAGCTACTACAAGGGCCTGACCTGCGAATACTTCGACCTCGACGCCGGCGTCTGGATCACTCCACGCGGCGCCCGCAACGAAGCACTCGACACCCTCGTCTATGCCGAGTGGGCCGCACTGAGCCCCGCCATCAAGGTAGATGCCATGCGCGACACGCAGTGGGCGGCGCTGGAAGCCGCCCTGGAGCCGGAAGCCGACTTGTTCACCGTCGCGGCTGAGACCGGACGCGCCCCGACGCCCGCCCCGGCGCGCCCGGCAGATTCCCGTGGAACACAGCAGCGACCCGCACCCGCCCGCGGCGGCGGCATCATCGACGGCGACTGGAGCATCGGATGAGCGCACGCGACCTTGACCGCACCGAAGCCCTACGCAGCGAGTTCGTGCGGGGCATCGTCGACCAGCTGGGCGTGCCCGAGTCGCTCGCCATCCCGTACGCGGACGGGCTGCTGGCCTATCTGCAACTGGAGTATGCCGGCGAGCGGCTCTACATCCCGCAGCCGGCGCGCCAGTACGACGTGGATCAGATCAGCGAGCAACTGCGCCGGGGTGACAACCCGCGCTCGGTGGCGCGGCTGCACACGACCACGGTGCGGCAACTTCACAGGATGTTCCCGGGCGGGCTCCCCAAGCCGTTGGAGCAGTCGATTTAACGGCCAGCGACACGTTTTGGCAAAAGTTGTCGCGATTATTTTTCAGTGCCCCGCCACACAAGGGTTTCAGGACTGGCCAGCGACACGTTTTGGCAGAGGTTGCCGGCGGCACTCTCGAAAATAGTCATGTGCCGACCATCAACCAAACCCGCCTCGACGCCTACCTCGCCGCCGAACTGAAGATCCTCCAGGGTCAGTCGGTGCGTTTTGGCGATCGCGAGTTGCGCCGTGCCGACCTCGCCGAAATCCGCAAGGAGATCGGCCTGTTGCAGGCCGTCGTCGCCCGCGAGCTGATCGGCCGGGGCGGGCGTTTCTCGCAGGCTGACTTCGGTGGCGTGACTTGAGCGGTTCGGCCGCCATCGCGCTGGACCGCGCCCGTGGCGCCGTCCATGCCGACCGCGCCGTCCTGGCCGCCGAGGCGCGTCACGACGTAACCCGCAACGAGCTGGCCAGCGTCAAGCGCATCAGCGCCGCCGTGCACGAGTCCATCCGCCCGTCGCGCAGCCGCAAGATCGCGCTGGACCACGGCAGCGCCAACCGCATTGTCGGCATCGACGCCAAGCAGCTGCGCGACCAGGCGCGCCACCTCGAGCGCGACCACGACATCAGCCGCAACGCGCTCAACACGCTGGTGCAGAACACCGTCGGCAGCGGCATCGACGTGCTGCCCGCGCCGCGCCTGCCCGGTGGCAAGGTCGACCGCGGTCTGGCGCAGGCGCTCAGCGACCTGTGGGACGAATGGTGGGACCTGCCCGAGGTCACCCGCACCCACGACTACGGCAAGTGCCAGGACCTGTTGGCCCGCAGCTGTTTCCGCGATGGCGAGGTGCTCTACCAGGACCTGATCGGTCCGGTCGCGGCGTTGGAGCACGGCACCCGCGTGCCGTACTCGTTCGAGATGATCGAGGCGGACCTGTTGCCGCTGGACTTCAACGACGCCAAGCGCAACATCCTGCAGGGCGTGGAGCGCAACGCCTGGGGCCGCCGGCTGGCGTACCACATCTACAAGCACCACCCCGGCGACCCGGACGTGTTCGCCACCGAGACCAAGCGCGTCTCGGCCGACTACATGCACCACATCGCGCTGATTGACCGCATCCACCAGGTGCGCGGCCTGTCGGTGTTCGCCTCGGTCATCGCCCGCCTTGAGGACATCAAGGACTACGAGGACAGCGAGCGCATCGCCGCCAAGGTGGCCGCATCGCTCAGCGCCCAGATCGTCAAGGGTCAGCCCGAGATGTACGGCAGCCGCGACGCGGCCAGCGGCGTCCTGCTGCCCGAGGGCGATGTCGGCAAGGAATACCGCGCCCTGACCATGCGCCCCGGCATGATCGCCGACGATCTGCTGCCCGGCGAGCGGGTCGAGCTGATCGACAGCAAGCGGCCCAACCCCAACACCGAGACCTTCCGCAGCGGCCAGCTGCGGGCGGCGGCCGGTGGTTTTGGCACCAGCTACAGCAGCCTGTCGCTGGACTACAACGGCACCTACTCGGCCCAGCGGCAGGAGCTGGTCGAAAAGTGGGGTGGCTACCACAAGCTGGGCGAGGCGTTCATCGCCCTGCAGGTGCGCCCCACCTGGAAGCGCTTTGTCGAAGCCGCCGTGCTGGGCGGCCAGATCGCGTTGCCACGCGGCTGGAGCCTGCGCCACCTGTCGGCGGCGTCCTACATCCGCCCCGTCATGCCGTGGATCGACCCGCTCAAGGAAGCGATTGCCAAGGGCGAGGCCGAGGATCGCGGCTGGCAGTCGCCGCAGCAGAACACCCTGCTGATGGGCAACCAGCCCGACGAAGTGCTGACCCAGACCGCTGACTGGCACGAGCAGCGCCGCGACCTGCAGCCCACCACCACCGCCGAGCCGGACGCCCGCGCAGGCCTGCGCAGCACCGTGATCGCCGCGACCCTGAAGGAATCCGCCTGATGCCTCCCAAGAAACTGCCGCAAGCCCTGCGCGCCATTCTGGCCCGTACCGACGCACCCGCCCCGGATGCCAAATCCGCCCCCGGCACGATGGAGATCCGCGCTGCCGGCAACAGCACGACCGAGCTGCTGATCTACGGCAACATCGGCGACAGCTGGTGGGATGAGTCCGTCAGCGCCAAGAGCGTCGTCGACCAGCTGTCTGACGTGAAGTCCGGCAGCCTGCTGGTGCGCATCAACAGCTACGGCGGCAGCGTCACCGACGGCATCGCCATCTACAACGCCCTGCGCCGCTGCAGCGCCGATGGCGTCGCCGTCGACGTGCAGATCGACGGCATCGCCGCGTCGATCGCCAGCTTGATCGCGATGGCCGGTGACACCGTCACCATGCCCGACAACGCGCTGATGATGCTCCACGCGCCGTGGGGCTTCGCGTTTGGTAACAGCGCCGAGCTGCGCGACTACGCCGAGGTGCTGGACACGTACGGCAAGGCGATGGCGACCAGCTACGCCCGCAAGACCGGAAAGGACGCGGGCGAGTTCGAGACCATGTGGGCCACCGGGAAGGACCACTGGTACACCGCCGCCGAAGCGGTCGAAGCCGGTCTGGCCGACAGCGCCGTCAGCGCCGAACAGCCCGACGAAGACGCCGAGCCGGCCGACGCCAACGCCGCCTCGCTTCAGCGCCTGCTGGCCCGCGCCCCACAGCAGATCGCCGCTCAGGTGCGCGGCCTTCTGCACCCCTCTGACACAGCGACGCCGGCAGCTGCCGTGCGTACCGCCCCCGTTTCGTCGTCGCCCGACGCGTCCCCGCTGGTTCAGTCCGGCAACCCCCAGGAGCCCACCATGCCCCAGAGCAACGCCACCCCGGCGGCAGACGTAACCGCCGCATCCCGCCAGGCCGCGACCGATGCCGTCGCCGCTCTCCGCAACCGCAACGCCGACATCAAGGCGATCGCCGAGCCTCACTTCGGCAACACCGATGTCCGCGCCTACTACGACGAGGTCATCGCCAACGCCGACCCCGACGTGACTGCCGGCGACGTCGGCAAGAAGATCCTCGCCATCCTCGCCAAGGACGCCGCCCCGGCCGCCGGCACTGCACGCGTGTCCGCTGGTGAGGACGACCGCGACAAGAACCGCCACGCCATGGCGGTCGCGATCGACTCGCGCACCGGCTTTGCCAAGGCCGAGGGCGACAACCCGTACCGCGGCTTCACGATGTTCGAGATGGCCCGCGCCTGCGCCGAGCGTGCCGGCGTCAACACCCGCGGCATGGACCGCATGGACATCGTCGGCAGCGCCTTCACGCACAGCACCAGCGACTTCCCGCTGCTGATGGGTGACGTGGCGCACAAGTCGCTGCGCCGTGGCTACGAAGAGGCCGCCGAAGTCTTCCCGCTGTTCACCCGTGCGGTGACGCTGACCGACTTCAAGCCGACCTCTCTGGCCGGCCTGGGGCGCTTCAGCAACCTGGACCTGATCCCCGAGGGCGCCGAGTACAAGTACGGCACCTTCAACGAGTCCGGCAGCCCGCTGCGCCTGGCCACCTACGGCAAGATGTTCAGCATCACCCGCCAGGCGGTCATCAACGACGACCTGAACGCCCTGGCCGACGTGCCGCGCAAGATGGGCCAGGCGGCCAAGCGCACCCTGGGCAATGCGGTGTTCAACATCCTCACCGCCAACCCGGTGATGGGCGATGGCAAGGCGCTGTTCCACGCCGACCACGGCAACCTCGTCACCCCGGGCACCACGATCAGCACCACCAGCGTGGACGGCATGCGCGTGCTGATGGCGCTGCAGAAGGATTCCGACGGCAACACCGTGCACGTGCCGCTGAAGTATCTGGTTGTGCCGGTGGGTCTGGGCGGTCTGGCCCGCACCGTGCTGGCCAGCGAGTTCGAGGTGTCGGGCAACAAGAACAACACCACCCCGAACATCGTCCGCAACAGCTTCGAGATCATCGAAGACCCGCGCCTCGACGCTGCCGACCCGAAGGCCTGGTACGGCGTGGCCGATCCGGCCATGTACGACGGCATCGCCGTGGGCTACCTGGACGGCAAGCAGGATCCCTACCTGGAGCCCAAGCAGGGCTGGAACGTCGACGGCACCGAGTGGAAGGTGCGCCTCGACGCCGCCGCGGCTGCGGTCGACCACATCGCCCTGGCCAAGAACCCCGGCGCGTGACGGGACGGGGCGGCGGTCGCCCAATGGCCGCCGCCCACTTTCGTCGCACCGCCACACCGTAACGCCATCCCTCTCGGAGAACAGTCATGGCAAAGAACTACATCCAGCCCGGCGAGGTCCTTGACCACGTCGCGACCGCTGCCCGCACCAGTGGTGTCGCCTTCCTGATCGGCGTCCGCCTCGGCGTACCGATCACCGACGGCGCCATCGGCGAGACCATCGCCGTCAAGGTCAAGGGCGTGTTCAACCTGCCCAAGGTGACCGCCAACGTCGTCGCCCAGGGCGCCCTGCTGTACTGGGACGACACCGCCAAGAAGCTGACCACCACGGTCGGCACCAACGTCATTGCGGGCTACGCCGCCGCAGCGGCTGGCAACGGCGACACCACCGTCGATATCGCCCTCAACGCCTGATGCACCGCCACGCCGCCACGCGCCCTGCCGCCCGCTTGCCGCTCTCCGCGGCGACCGGCGGGGCCGTGGCCGGCGGTGGCACCTGTTCCCTCCGACGCCCGACGAGCCCATGAGCCCAAGCCCAATGGACCTCCAGCACGCAGCCAACAGCGACACAGCCAAGGTCAGCGCCCGCATCCTGATGCCCATCATGGTCGGCGTGCTCACGTTGCTGGTCAGCATGCTCAGCTGGTTCATGGTCCGGTTCGTCAACTCCTACGACGAAGCCCAGGCCGAAATACGCAAGGGGCAGGTGGCGTTCGGCAACCAGATGAACCAGATGGACAAAAAGGTCGACCTGATGACCCAGCGCGTCGACCAGATGCTGATCCGCCAAGTGGATCAGAACACCGGCGCGATCAAGGAGCACGCGCAGCGCATCGAGCGCATCGAGCGTGCGGTGAAGCTGCCATGAAAAAACTTTCCCTCTTCTCGCGCTGGCAGGAGTTCGCGGTCTGGATGCCGGTGCTGGTGCTGATCGCGCTGATCGGCTTCCTCGTGTTTGGCGGCCTACCCGGCGTGGCCGTATCCGGCGACCTCATCGCCTGGATGCTGGAGCTGCCGATCGCCTGCCTCTACCTCGCTGCCGCCATGGGCGCGGCCTGGCTCTTCAAGTTCACCTACCTGCTGGACATCAACACCGTCCGCGAGTTTGAGCTGCATACGCTCGTGCTGAAAGGGGACAAGCACGCCCGCTGGCTGATCATCAAGGACCGCATCGAATGGGCATTCCTGATCGTACTGTTCGCCGCCTTCTTCTGGCCTGCGCGCTGACGCTGCTGGCGGCCTGCACGCGGCCCCAGCCCGCGCAGCCGCAAGCCGCTGACACGCCGATCGAGCGAGCGCAGGACAGCGTGGCCGCCGTGATCGACCCCATCGCCGACGCCGTCGAGGGCGAGATCGCCGCCGCCGTGGTGCCCGCCGTCGTGGCGGTGCGCGACGCCGTGGCCGACGTGATCACCGTGGAGGTGTCGTCGCCGATCGTCACAGCTGCGGGCGTGGACCTGATCGTCCGCTACGAGATCAGCAGCCCCGCGTACTACATCAAGCGCCTGCAGCAACCCATCTGGCCGGGCGCCTCCAGCGGCATCACCTGGGGCATTGGCTACGACGGCGGCCACCAGACCGCGACCCGCATCGCCGCGGACTGGGCCGCGCATCCCGACGCGCCGGCCCTTGCCACCACCGCCGGCCTCGTCGGCCAACGGGCGAAAGCCGCGCTGCCCGGTTACCGCCACATCATGACGCCGCTTCCGCTGGCGCAGGGGGTCTTCAGCAACGCGACCCTGCCCAGCTACGCCGACCTGACCGCCCGAACCTTCGCCAACGGCTGGGACGGCCTGCCGCCCGGCGGCAAGGATGCGCTGGTCGCAACGGTGTACAACCGGGGCGCCTCGATGCGTGGCGATCGTCGCCGCGAGATGCGCGTGCTGCGCGACGAGTGCGTGCCCGCCGCCGACACCGACTGCATGGCCGCCCAGTTCCGCAGCATGTGCCGGCTCTGGGTCGGCACCACCGTGGAGCGCGGCCTGTGCGACCGGTACAACGCCACTGCGGCGCTGGCGGTGTCGGCATGAGCATCGTCTCGAAGCTCACCGTCACCCCGTTGCTGTACGCGTGTGCCGCACTGGCAATCGCTCTGGCAGCTACCGGCTTCGTGATGAGCGGCAAGCTTGACACGGCGAAAGCCGAAGCCAAGGCCGCCGAGTCCAGCCGCGACACCGCCCGCACCGAGCGCGACGCCTGGAAGAAGTCCGCCGCCGACAACGCCACCGCCGTTGCCGCCCACCAGCAAGTGACCGCCACCCTGCGCGCCGAGCTGGAGCGCGTGCAGGGCGAGACGAAGCGCCGTGACGCCGCCGCCCGCGAAGCCATCGCCGCCGCCCGCGCCGAAGCGCAAGACGCCGATCGCACGCTGGCCCGCATGGCCGCCCAGTTCCAGGCGCAGTCCCGTCAGCCCGACTGCGCCCGCGCCCTGGCCGCCGTCGCCACCGCGTGCCCGGCCCTGGGAGGGTACTGATGCGCAACCCCATCGTCCTGCTGATCCTCCTCGCGCTGCTCGCGGTCACCGGCTGCAAGCGCGGCCCCGTCCGCCCGGACCTGCCCACCGGCCCGGCCACCGTCCCGGAGCTGCTGGTGGTGGAGCGCAAGGTCTACGTGCCGATCCCCGCCGAGCTGACCCGCGAGCGGCCGATCGCGGAAGGCACCATCGCGCAGTGCTTCGAGGTCGCCGCCGCCCGCAAGGCCGAGCTGATCAAGGGCAATTCCCAGCTGCGCCGCATCGCCGCGACCCAAGGCACCGAGGTCGAGCCGTGAGTCGCCGCGCCCGTTTCGTCGTCTACCAGGACCGCGCCGGCGAGTGGCGCTGGCGCCTGCTGGCCGCCAACAACCGCATCGTCGCCACCAGCGGCGAGGGCTACACGCGCATGCGGGACTGCGAGCGGGCGATCGAAGGCGCCCTGCGTGCCACCGCTGATCCGGCGCCAACCCAGTGGCGGTCGCGATGAGTGCTCACGCCGACTTCGACGCCATGCACGTCGACCTGTTCGACGCCTTCGGCCATGCCGGCATCGTCGCCCGTGGCGGCCCCGTCACGCCGGTGATCGTGATCGTCGACGAGGGCGTGGAGCAGGTGGGCGAGTACGGCCGCACCATCGGCCGCGTCACCGTGGTCAGCTTCCAGACCGCGCAATGGCGGCCGTTGCGGGGCGACATGCTGACCGTCTCCGACGATCTCGGCGTGGTCATGTGGACCAAGCAGGTCGAGTCCATCGATGCCGACGACGGCTTCGTCGTCAAGGCGGTGATGAATGGCTGACACGCCGCGCACCTGGCAGATCCTCGAGGTGCTGAAAGCACGCCTCGCCTCGATCACCATCGCCAACGGCTACCGCACCGATGCCGGTCTGGACGTCCGCGACGAAGCGTCCGAGACGCTGCCGACCGCGCCGTTCATCGTCGTCGCGCTGGCCCACAACGTGCGGCCCGAGACCGGCCGCCACCCGACCGAGCGCGTGCCTACGTACGTGGTCGAGGTGCACGTGCCGACCAACATGCTGGACGCCTACCGCTACCAGCACGACAGCGCCGCCGACATCGAGCAGGCGCTGGACACCTACCTGCAGCTGCCCAACGCGCTGCCGCTGGAGTTCGCCGAGTGCGTGTTCCTCTCGCGCCCGGAAGGCCTGCCCGTGGTCGTCACCCAGACCACGCTCACGTCGAGGTATCGCCGATGAGCGGCCGCACCGTCACGATGAACATCGACGGCGGCCTGGCCGTGTCGCGCAAGCTGTCGCAGTTGTCCGACCAGTTGCCGTGGATCCAGCGCCGCGCCATGGCCACGCTGCGCCGCCGGCTGCCGGTGTACGCGCGTCGCGACATGCAGGCCGAGTACAACATCGGCGCCCGTCGCGTGAATCAGGACCTGTCCAGCCGCATCGATGGCGACACCATCAAGCTGACCGGCCACTGGCGCGGCATCGGCCTGATGAACTTCGGCGCCCGCGAGACGCGCAAGGGGGTCACGGCCTCGATCATGCGCGGCCGCCGCTCGCTGTACCCCGGCGCGTTCAAGGCACCACTGGCCAGCGGCAACGTCCAGGTGGTGTCCCGCTACGGCGCCAAGCGCGTCATGACCCAGGGCCGCTACAAGGGAAAGCTGCGCCAGCCACTGGCCGTGGAATACGGCGCCACCGTCGCCCAGATGCTGGCCAAGGGTCGCCGCCCCGAACGCCTGGCCGACTACGCCGGCTCCAAGTTGCTCGAAGAAGCCGAGCGCATCTTCGACGTTCGCTACGGCCGCAAACCTCCCACCACCACAGGATGAAGATCATGAAATACCGCCTGCGCCACCCCCACACGCACGCCGGCAAGCAGTACGCCGTCGGCGACGAGATCGAGATCGATCAGGCCACCGCCGACTGGCTGGACCAGCGTCACGCCGAGCGGGAAGCCGCCGCGCTGCCCGTGCCGCCCGCCACGCCCGAGGGCGGCGTCACCACCCGCCCGGTGGCCACCACCGACGGCAAGGTCATCCCGCCGACCCTGGGCAACACCGCCCGCCCGGTCACCACTGAGGAGCGCAAGAAATGAAGCAGAGCCTTTTCTCCCTGCAGGGATATTTCCGCGTGGGCGAGCGACTGCCCAAC